CTATGAATTTATTAGGAACCCAACGGGATACAATGCAACCTTTGTGGACGGTTTCAAGTAATGAACAATTACCTGCGACAATATTGTCTGTGACGGTTGATGGTTGGTATCAAGTATAACAGGAAAAAGGAGTTTTTTATGGGACAATTAGTTTCAGATGTGACCAAAATTTTAGAATACAAAGACGCAAAAAAAGAAGCGTCTTCGCAACGTCAAAAAATATTGGCACAAATTGCAGAAGATGAACAGACAAAGACAAATTTAATTAAAAAAATTTTAGCCACACAAAATGCCAAATATGGCGCCAGTGGTAATTCTGGAAACGGTTTTTCAGAAAATGCGGTTCTGAAAAGATTACGTGAAGAAACTGCGAAACCTTATGATGAAAAACGCAAAAGCAATCTTGAAAAAATCAAAAAACAAAAGGTTAAAAAACCAAATCTGATTACAAATTGGTTGTCAAAGATAGATGACATAGCAGGATAGGGGGAACAATATGTATAAAATATCATATATTGGGGACGGTCAGACAAATGAATTTGTTTTTGATTTCCCGTTCTTTCAAGATGCGGATATTCATGTTGCTGTGGATAATGTCGTATTGAATTCAGATGAATATGATATAAATCCAAACGAAGATTTCGATGGTGGAATTGTCATATTAAACAATATTCCAGAAAATGAATCGCGGATAGATATTTTCAGACAAATATCTTTAAACAGAATCATAGATTATCAACCAACAATGAAAATAGACCCGGAATCATTGAACAATGATTTCAATTTTTTGCTGGCTGCGTTACAAGATTTTAATGGTGTGAATATAGATTTATCACAGTGGGAAAATATCCATGATACTGTTTTACACCAGATGAATTATGTAATGAAAACTATCGAAGATAAAATGTCTGGGGGTGCGGTGTTGGGGCTTTATAATAATTTGTTAAATGTTTTAGATGGTGCATTACCAAAATTGATAAACGATTACGGTTCTGTGACAGAAGTGGCACCTTATGAAACCCGTGACGATTACGGAAGCATTTGATTTTTTAGATGCTTGGAATAAAATTTTGGGTTTTTCAACACCACAACATCACAAACAAATTATGCAATTTTTAATAGAAATTTTTAATAATGAACCACATCGTGGTTTGTTAAATGCATTTCGTCATTCTGGAAAATCTACGGTTGTTGGAATTTTTGCCGCGTGTGTTTTATATCATAATCCACAAACAAGAATTTTGATTTTATCTGCAGAAACAAATTTGGCATCTCGTATGGTGGCACATATAAAAAACATTTTGGAAAACCATCCGTTCTGTGAAGATATTTTGCCAGATGTAAAAAAAGAGTGGGGAACACATAAGATTACTATTAAAAGACCAATTGGTATTCGTGAACCGTCTGTCATTTGTCAGGGCGTTTCTGGAAATATTACCGGTATGCGTTCTGATTTAATCATCTGTGATGACGTAGAGGTGCCGAATACATGTAACACCGCCCAGAAAAGAAATAATTTAAGGGAAAGATTAAGGGAACTTGATTTTATATTATCGCCGCACGGGACAATGATTTATATCGGAACCCCGCACACAAAAAACACGATATATCAGACAGGTTAAGCCATAGATGACATAAATGTACGCAATTTAGACAATAATTCGTTACCCACATCACCGAACATAGGCAGATATGTTTCAAATTCTGGCATGTCTGCCTGAATCTGGGCACGGTTACGTTCTGTCAAAGTTTCGGAAATCAACTGTTGCGCTTCGTCCCACATTTGATATGCACGGTTTGTACGAACAACATTATCCCATTGTGCCAATGCGACATTATCGCCAGCCAATGAAGATTTGATGTCTTCTATCCAATCGTTTCCGAAATTTTTCACAAATGGTAAATTTTTGATTTCGTTTAATCCGTCCAATGTCGGTTCAAAATGTTCCAACATTTGTTTTAATTGTTCTATTTCTTCTTTGGATATAGAAACATTTATTTCCTGGCCGGACATTGTGCCACCATACGGTAATAAATCATTGTCTATGGTGTTCATAGGGGTTTTGCCACTTTTTAGATTATTGATATGTTCAACCAATTTTTGACCAGTTGGCAGATTTAATAATTCTTTGATAACTTGGGCGTCATTAGATTCAGAAACCAAAACACGATTCACAGCCGCCCAACCACCGACAATAACATGTGCCTGACGATAAAGGTTTAATAAACGCTGTGCGATAATGTGTGCTTGCTGTTGCATCTTGTTCCCCCCTACGAATAAAGATGTTTATTGCATAACCACCATGATAACTTTGTGCATTGTTTTACCTGTGATTTTTTCATCAGGATTAGAAACATGACCATATAAAGAACCATGTGAATCTTTTTTAACAATGACAATTTGTGCAGTTGCAGAATCTGAATCAGACATTTTAGAGAAATCAGAATCTATACAAACGGCCAAATCACCGACACTAACCTTTGCATTGATGTCAACAAAGATATGTGAAGATTCTGGGATAAAACCGCCAAGACGTTTAGAATTTGGAACAACAGCATAAATACCATTGATACCTTCTAAATCAGATGGGGCAACAATCATTGTTTCATCAGATTTTTGTAATTTGATTGCTTTGCCTTCTGGTATGCCAAAGACAGGAACCAATTTTTTACGTGCATTATCATACAATTGTGCACCGTATAAACCACCATGTGTATCAAATTCAGAAGATGGATTTCTTGGTTCAAGAACAGATTTTACGCGTTCTTTTACTTTGTTGATTTGTTTGGTCAATTCACCAGATTTGTAAAGATTTGCGATTTCTGCGAATAATTGTTCAGATGTATAACCAAATGTTTTTGCCAATGTTTCAACTTCGTTTTCATAAACTTCGCGTTGACCAACTTCGATTTTATGATATACAGACAGGGTCATATTTGATGCCTTGGCAGCCTGGGCAATAGTTTTTTCGGCACGTTGACGGATTTTGCGTAATCCAGAACCAAACAGTTTTAATCCACTGCCTTCGTTGTCTGTCAAACGACGTTTAATTTCATTTTGCCATTGACCTGCAACATCATCTGATTCATGAATAAATATATCAGACAATTTGCAACCTAATAATTTGCAAACATTCAAAAGTTGTTTTTCGTTCAAACGACGAACACCTTTTTCAATTTTGGATACAGCGGACAAAGACAGACCAGCGCGTTTTGCCAATTCAGTCATTTTCATACCTTTCGCTGCACGAATATTGCGAATATTATTTGGAAAAATGATTTCTTCTTGTGCCATGGTATTACCCCTTTTTGGAATATCTTGACAAAATATTAGTCAATTTTTCTGAATTTAGCAAGTAAATAATAAAAGGATTACAGCATATCGTCTGGCACACCAGAATAATCAGATTGTTCTGGTTCAGAATTTTGTTCATAACGTGGATCTATTTGAACATCTGATGGTTGTTGAATTTGTAATAAATTATCAAACAATGAATATTCAGCAAAGAATGCAACATGGATGTTTTCTGTACGGCCATGACGGTTTTTCGCAATAATCAATTCGGCCTGATTTTGATTGCTGATAGAATTGCTCTGTTGTTGGTCGTATTGTTTGCCTTCTTTCTTGGCTTGTTTTTGGTCTTTTATCATATCGTAATAACTTTGACGGTATGTAAAGATAACAATATCCGCATCTTGTTCAATAGAACCAGATTCACGCAAATCTGACAACACAGGGTGTTTATCTATTCTTTGTTCAACACTACGTGATAATTGGGACAGGGCAATCACAGGGACATTCATATCTTTTGCCAAGATTTTAAGACCACGGGTGATTTCAGACAATTCTTGTACACGGTTATCATTGTGTTTTCCGCCCGGTGAAGTCATCAATTGGACATAGTCAATTACAACCAATGCGACACCGCCAAATTTATGTGCGATACGACGCAAACGGGTACGCATCATCGGAACAGACATATCTGCGTTATCGTCTATGACCAAAGGCACCTTTGACAAAGCGGCAGAATATTGAGACATTTTCATAATTTCTTCGTCTGTCAAAGTTCCATCACGCATGTGTGTTGATTGGATTTTTGCCTGAGATGACAAAACACGAGAAGCCAATTGGTTGCTGGACATTTCAAGAGAGAAGAATACCACTGCACCCTTGAATTTGTCGTTTGCACGGTTGTTCAGAATTGAATTTGCTGCATTGAAAGCGATATTCATTGCAACAGTTGTTTTACCCATACCAGGACGACCAGCGATAATAATCAAATCTGACGCATGCAAACCACCCAATGATTTATCCAAATCGTCAAGACCAGTTGTTAAACCAGATAATTTACCGTCTGCCTTGTATGCGATTTCTGCGTCTTGGATAGCAACTTTCAATGCGTCTTCCAATGAACAGAAAGAACGTTCTGTTTCACCGACCCTGGATAAATTGAATAATTGTTGTTCTGCTTTTTCAATTTGGGCACTTACTGGGTTTTCAGGATCTTCAATATATGCATCATCCATAACCTGGCGAGAAAAACCAATTAAATCGCGACGACGTGCAGTATCAAATATTAAACGCGCATAATGTTCAACATTTACAACGGTTGTACCCGCAGCAGCCAATTGATTCAAATAATCAACACCACCAACACTGTCAAGGGTTCCTTGCTGTTCAAAATATGATTTTGCAGTAATAACATCAAATGTAAATGTGTTGGAATATGAACGATATGCCTGTCTGAAAATTTCTTGGTGGGCAGGATGTGAAAAATGTTCGGCGGTCAAGAAAGGTATCTTTTCCAAGACACGATTGTCCATCAAGATAGCCGCCAGAACCGCTTGTTCTGCTTCTAAATTACTAGGTAAAGATTTCGGAGTAAAGTCCATGTCTCTTAGAGTAAACGAAAATTTTAATAATTCAATACCTTTTTTGGTTGGATATAAACAATTAAAGATTCCAATTGTTGATGATGGCGGAAATCCAGCCTGGCCAGAGATGTTTCCAATTGAAAAAATTCGTGAATTGGAAAATATTGTTGGCCCCAGACATTTTTCTGCCCAAATGATGTTGGAATATGTAGATGAAGAAAAAATTCATCTGGAACCGGGGGCTGTGCAGTTTTATGACGACGATTTTGATAAATTTAATTGTCGAATCGGTGAACACACTATCACAGGGGTCAGTTTATATTGGGACCCATCGTCTGGTCGTGCCAATTCAGACGGCAGTGTGTGTGCTTTAATCTATCGTGATGATAAAAACAGGACGGCTTTTGTTCATGATATAAAATATATGTCTGTTGATGACGAAGATTTGCACCCATTGACCACACAATGTGAATTGGTTCTAGAATTTATGAAAAAACACAATGTAAATCGGTTGGGAATAGAAACAAATGGTATTGGAAATGCGTTGCCTGAAATTATACGACGCATCGCAAATACAAAGAATATACAAATAAATATTATACAAATAACCAATCATATAAAAAAAGAAACAAGAATTTTGAATGCCATAGAACCATTATTGGCGTCGGGTCGATTATATATGCACAACAAAATTAAACAAACAATGTTGTTGTCTGAAATGTTGGCTTTTACCCCAATGGGTTCAACGGAACATGATGACGGTCTGGACGCGGTTGCAGGATGTTTGGCAATGGTGCCGGGGCCTGTCAGACCTGTGAATGGTCGCAATACCATCATCAGGGCAAATACAAATTTCACAATATAAAAAGGATTTTATCATGCAAAAAAATATTATGCAGTTATATAAACGTGCAACACAAGAAAGGGAAGTGTGGCTTGAACGTTGGAAAACAGCAATGCGATATACCATACCAAAAGATGATACAGATATTGCAACTTTGTTTGATTCAACGGCTGCGGATGCGGTTGATAATTTGTCTGCGTCAATGTATTCGTTGCTGACGCCACCTGAATCATTATGGATAAATTTGGTTCGTGAAAGCGATTTATCACCAAACGCAGAAATTGCAACAAATGTATTACGCGCACATCTTAATGATTCTAATTTTTATACAACTATTCACCAATGCTATACAGATTTAATTGTATTGGGGACAGCGTGTTTGTTTATGGCGGAAAATCCAATTGGGGCAGATTCTGCATTTTCTTTCACAGCAATACCAATGAAAGATATAGCGATTTTGCCAAACGCTGTTTTTCATACAACATCTATGCCGTTATGTGATGTCGTTGAAAAATATCCAGGGGTCGTTTTACCAAATTCATTGAAAGACACATTGAAAACAAATCCGCAAGCACCAATCAAATTGGTTCAAGCACTTATCGGGACAGAATTCACAGCGTTTCTTGATATAGGTGGCGATATTGAAAACAATATTGTTGCGCGTGGAACATTTGAAACGAATCCTTATATAATTTTCCGTTGGTCTGTGGTCAGCGGTGAAATATACGGTCGTGGTCCGGTTATGCGTGCATTACCAGATATAAAAACTGCAAACAAGGTTGTAGAATTGATATTGAAAAATGCAACTATCGCGGTTAGTGGTATATGGCAGGCAGATGATGATGGCGTTATAAATTTATCAAATATAAATTTAACACCGGGGGCAATCATACCAAAGGCGGTTGGTTCATCTGGGTTAACACCATTGGTATGATT